TATCGGCAAGCATTGAAACCAGCGGCATGGCTTGCTCAATCGCGCCCATTAAATTTCGCTCAAGAACACTTGAAACTAGGAGTAACTGCTCTTTAAGGGTCTTAGATTTGGCGACCGCCTCCGAAGACATGACGCCGCCTGCTTCCCTCAGTTTCTTAGATAGCCTTTCAGCCTCTGCGCCGCTGTCTTGAAAAGCCTTGATCAATAATGTGCTATCACTAGCTATGGCCTCCATGTAGAAGGTCATTTGGTCCTGATTAAGATTTGCCTTTTGCAAGGCAGAAACGTATGCACCTAGTTTCTGATCAGACGAGAGTTCAGTGAAGGCCGCAGTTGTCAAGCCAATCTTGGGCGCGATATTTTTAAAAAAATCTGCGAGCGGGCCTGCGCCGGTCTCTATATAGTCGCCGAATTTGTCATTGACGTCTTTTAAGATGTCCGCCATTTTTTCTTGGCTGACGCCAAATGCTTTGCCGACAAAGGCTAATTCTTGAAACCTTTCAATAGAGACACCAGCAGCATCAGAAAGATGCGACAATTCCACCGCGCCATTTGCAATGTTTGCGATCGACGCCAGCGTCAAAACTGCGGTTAAGGCTGTGCCTAGTTTTTTGGCGGACCTCCCCACATTGTCGAAAGATTTTGCCGTGTTCGAAAGGTTTTTCTGAGAATTTTTTGAAAACCTCTGCACCTTCCGCTCATTCGCATCCATGGCCTTGCGGAATTCTTTGTCCTTCGCCGAGAGGATTATGTTCAGTTCTGCCACAGATATCGACATTTTACCCGTACCTCTCAGCTAGTTCTCGCGCCTCGGCCAAGCTCGGCGCATCAGATCCGGGCTTCTTGGGGTTGTGAGCTTCCTGCCAGCCAGCGAAGACCACAAAGACGTCTCTTGGGATCATAGCACGGATCTGATCAGGTTTGATACCCGCAACGATCCCGGACTTGATTAACTGACGGACGTCAAGGTTGCGCTTGATTGGCGGGGCGACCTCTTTTTTTTTACCGAAGCCGCCTTACTATCGCCAATGTCCGGCATGAAAGCCACGCCCAGAGTTGCTTGGGCAACCTGATAATGGTGGAATAGATTTTCCGCACCGCCAGCCAGCACGATCTTATCAGCTTCCGCATCAGTCTTTCCCCCACCTACAAGAGCCAAGGCCAAAAGATCATGGACTTCCGTCGACGTTGGCTTTTTGCCGTTTCCAAAGAACCCATCCCAAAGATCAAAGATGCCTCTATGCCGATCTTCGAAACGCTCGATCTCTTTGCATCGCAGCAGCAGCACGTAGGAGACGCCATCGATGTACTCGACGACGCCTCCGCGTGGCGCTTTGGCCGTGATCGTCATTACTAGACAGCCGCGAACACTGTTTCGCCGTTGCTCTCCAAGGATAAGGAAAACGTGACAGCGCCTTCAGTCTCACCGCCGAACTCAAACGACGTCACCCGGAAACCCCCGGTGTAGGTGCCGAAGCCAGGAACCAAGATTTGGAAGTTCGCGCTGGGATCTGCCGCCATCGCGATCGTGTTAAGGCGGCCTTCCTGGGCAGCTTCGTCCAAGAAAATGCCATCGCCAGAAACGCTGACAGCTTTTAAGCCGTTTAGGCTTTCGGCCCAAAGCGCACCACCAGGAGTGGTGGCATCAGGCGTGGTGACATCGATTGCGCTGTTGTTCACTGTCAGCGATTTCGAGTTCAGGCCTGCGAATGCCGTGTAGACGTCAGGGCTTGCGCCGTCGCCAATCTTCAGGAGGAGAGAACGTCCGAGCTGTTTTGCCATGTTGAAGCTCCATCAAAGGGACCGGGCGTCATCACGACGCTCGAAATTGCGCTTGCCCATGGCGCAGAAGGGCATAACCGCTAGGCGGTTTCCATGATCGCCGTGAACAAGACCCTGCCCGTATAGCCACGGCCCACGGAGTCGTCCCGGTCGATAAAATAATTATTGCAGATTACCTCGATGGCTCGGAAGCCATCGCTTGCCAACTCTGCCGTAACGGGCGCTTCGTTGCGATGCAGCCTAGCTCGCACGGCCTCGGCAATCTGCGAAGCTTGAACCCGACCCGTAGAACGAGAATAGGTCTCTATGATAAACGAGACAACTGCGTTCTGAGTTCCATCCGTATCATCGGTGCCAGGAGTGATGTTGCCAAAGCGGGCATAAGGAAATACCACATTCTCCGGAGGCTCATCGTATAGCCGAGTTGAAATCAACGCCGCCAAATCTGTATCGGCCAGCAGCACGGTTCGCACTGATTTCTGAAGCGCCAGGGCGTAGCCATACGTCATTTCCAGCCCGCCTCTTTCACGGCTTTATTCACGGCTCTATTAAGTCTGCCAGCTTGTTTCTTGCCCAGCAAAGACCGAGTCCTGTTGACAAAATAATAGCCTTCCGACCTGCCCCGGAAAGGAGAGTTCACGCCGTCTCGATATTTTCTGCCACCTTCCAGCGTGTTGGCTTTGATCTGGCTTTCCTTGTTATCTTTCGCAGCCTCAACAGAGGCTATGATCCCGTCGTTGTTTTCTTCGTAAAGGATATGCATACCAGCTTTTAATTCACCGGAGTCCGATGGTGCGAGCGTTTGCATCCACCGCAATCCTTCAGCAGTAGATTTTTTGATAGCGTTGCCTATGTGTTTCCGCTGCTCTCTGGGCAAATTGCGAAAACCTTTTCGCACAGCACTGTCAACGATCTTCATGATGCGATGCCCTTTTCCAAAAGCATCTCAAGCAGTTCGTCAGTGGCCTCAACTTGCATGATCGAGCGAATGGCCCAGGTAATCCCGCGAGCGGTTACACGATCGGCAGCTGTGATGGCGCTGGTCACGCTGTCGGCACGAACCCGCATCGTTGCCATCGCAACATCTTGCAAGGCACCGCCTTCAATTGTTTCTTTGCCCAGCCGCTCGCGAAAATCTGCATGCCGTGACGCTAGGTCAGACCATGCACCGGTCGTGTTCCCAAACGCATCGACCGAAGCGGCCATGCGCTGGAAAGTTATGCGATCGCGAAACAGCCCGGCTCTAGCCATACCACTGTTCCCGGTGGATGTTCAGGAGGTCGGCAAAGCCAAACGGTAGAGTTTTTGATATGCTGCCAATTAGTTCGTTCTCGCGATTTTCATACCAAAATGCAATTAGCATCAGCATGGCGTGCCGGATGGTGTCAGGTATGTCGCTGGCCGCGTCGCCAAACCCGGCTACAAACTCGATCTTGATTGCATCGCTGCGCTGCTGCGCAACCGGCCAATTGAAGCCTGACTTTGGCTTAATCACTGTATTCATCGACCGCCCAAAAATATCAAAATTTGAGAGCGTGTCGGTTTGCATCGAGCCGTTCACATCAAAATACTTTACGGCTGAGACAGACTGCACCGGGCCAAGCGCCAACGCAACTTCATGTGCTGGCGTAGCGGGCAGCCACTGCGCCCAAGTTTGCGAGATCATGGGCTGGCCCAAGACACCTTTGGCGTCAACCATAGCAACGCCTACATCGATCAGGCGATTAAGGTAGGTATCTTCGTCAGCGTGCTCAATCCGCAATTGTGCCTTGACCTCTACCAAGCTGATCGGCAGCACGGCAGGCGCGGTGACTAGCTCAAGTTGGTGCAGGTCGCTCATTTAGCGGGCGGCCTTGCGTGTCGTTGGTTTGCGAACTGCCTTCTCGACGACTGGCTCATCCACAATTTCAGCCTGACCGCTCTCAATCAGGCGTATGCTGTAAGCGTCGTCAACCTCAATGATGTCGCCCGAAGCGTGGCTAAAGTTGATGCCCGCGATAGATGTCAAAAGGCGAACTTGCATAATAACCTCCAGGAGGTGAGGTCGGGTGAGGACCGAAGCCCTCACCCAGTTATCCCCAACAATTAAGCGGTAATCAGATGCTTGACCGCTTTCGGGTTGGCCAGCACGCCATCGAATCGGATATAGCCCAAGATGCCAAAATCCGGAGCGAAACGCTCTCGCGCGATGTACAGCGCAGGACCGCCCACTTTACGAACGAAGAACTTAGACATATCGCCAAACAGAGCGACCTTGTTGCCCGTAGCAAGAGAAGGCATTGACGTGTTAACTACTACCGGATAGCCAAGTATAGTCTGAGGAATACCGGCAGCATAGCTGCCCATAGACCACAGATAGTTTCCGTCGCCGTCCTTCAGCTTGCGAATGGCTGCCAAAGTGGAATCATTGATCATGATCGCCGCTTTGGTGGACGAACGATAGGCAGGGTCTACAGAGTGGACCAGATCAATCAACTCGTCTGCCGTCACTGCCGCCACTGCGGCAGCTGTCACACCTAGGACCGAATTGGTCACGATACCTTCGACATCAGAAGAGCCGGAACCGGTCGTCAATTTATCGTTGGCAATACGACCAAGGCGCTCACCGAGAAGCTCACCAAGCAACGATTCCATGTTCAGAATGGAATCGCTATTCAGTTCCGCCGACCAGCGAACCCACTCTGTATCGAACGCAAAAGCGCCGAGCTGTTTCTGGCCGAAGGTCACATCCTTGCCGCCGTCATCAGTAACTGCACCACCCTCGGTATGAGCCACAGCAGTGACAGCGGTGTCATCCACCGTTGGGATCGAGAATGTCCGACCATCTGTGCTGTTGATGTCGGTGAAAAGGCTGCCGTCGTACATCGGGCCGGCTGCAATCATGGCCTTCTCAATGAAAGCGGCCATTTCTGTCGGCACCGTAAAGCCGCCCGCCGTCGTCGTACCGCCGGTCTGAACGCGATACTCTTGCAGGACTGCCCGAGCTTCTGGCGATGCATAGGTCTCGCCGCCAGCGGAAAGCATTTCTGCAAAAGCTTGGCGATAGCTGAGAGCCTCGCCAGGGTCAATCGCCGGAGCGGTGCGACCCTCGACTGCTGGGCGCTTGCTCAGGTCTGGAGCTTCCAAGGCCGCAATGGCCTTAGCAGACCGCTCTTCGCGCTCTGCGCGAGCACCGAGCTTATCGTGCTCGGCCATCATCGCATCGAATTCGCGCTCCACTTCGGCAGCACGATCTTCCGAGACATCGTTCGAGATCTCGGCAATTTTGTCACGGGCCTGCATGGCAAGGGTTGCCATCTGCTCCCGCAGCGTTTTTACGTCGGCCATTTAATGGGCCTCCATCAAAGGGAATTTGGCGCATCACTGCGTTAATTCCTGGCCTTGCCCAAGGGCCGGGAAGGGCACTAAGTGCGGGAGCCCCGCGCTTAATTCGGCAACAGGCTGCTACGCATGCGCAGCCTGCGAATGGCTTGGGATCGCTGCTTGTGTTCCGCCCGGAACGCTTCCAAGCTGCGCAATCCAATTTCCGTTCCAGCATATGCCGGAGTGGTTACGATGCTGACATCATGCAAACTGACATCTTCAATCGTCCGCTTTGGCATGTCGCCGCTATCGTCCCAGCTTTGCCGGGTCGGGATGAACGCAAAGGACATTTTGTCCAGGTCGCCACGTTGCATCTTGGGGATGATCGCACGAACATCGGGATCGGAACCATCTAGCTCTGTCTCGATATATAGGCCGCGCTCGTCCTCTGTCAAAGTGAGCGTGCCGGAGCGAGTGCGTGCCAACGGAAGGCCTGCATGATTGACCAAGAAAACAACATCATCGCCGCGCTGAAGCGCCGAACTAAATGCGCCAGCCGCGATCACCTCAGTAAACGATGAGCCAATACGGGTCTCCTCGCCAAAGACGGCAGCATAGCCAGAAACTTTTACACCGTCGCCTTCTGCCCTGACCTCAACCGACCGAGATAAAGTCCGGACTTCAGTTCTTTTGTCCTTATCATCATCATCATATTGATTGCCTGCCTCTGCCGGCTGGTCATGCATGGCCTTGGCAAATGTGATGATATAGCTGTCTTCAGTCTCCTCGACGTTCTGAACGTGCCGATCTTCCGAACCTTCTGGCATAGCCATCCCCATTCTGTCGTCATTTGCCGCGGCTACAATTCTGCGAGCCCAGGAGTAGCCCGGATCGCCTCCCCATAATTTCCAGGCGATGGCTCCATTGCTGGGATAGCCGTCCTCGCCGGGCCGAAAGCCCTCAGCCTCTTTGTCGACCTCATGTCGGTCAAAATATGCTTTCATCCGGCGCACGGTGTCAATCGGCAGGTTTCGTCGGTTGGAAATATCCCGTGCCCTAGCGATCCCAACCTCGGTGCCGCCGCGACCGAACTCACGCCGCCACGCAAGACCGCGCTCGGCCTCTTGCTGCATGGCTCTAGTCGGTATCGGCATCAGAACCGCCTTGAATATTAATCGGCACCGTGGCGCCTTGGATCATCAGATCATCGCCGCCAGCCAGCGGCAGCATATCCTCAAGCGCTCGCACCTCGTTCGGCGTGCGGATGCCGTTCTGGATGCTAGTCGCGTGCGCCTCCATCCGGGTCTTGAAGTCGCCACGTAGCAAGCTGTCCACGTTATAGCGTATATAGACATCGGACGAACGACCGAACAACTTAAGGTTCATCTCGGCTTCGGCCTGCTCAATCCATCGGCGCAACGTGTGCTTGACGAAATGAAGATCCTGCTGCTCGGTATTGCTATATGTGCCGTGGCTGAGGTCTTGCAAAAATATTGGCGGTAGCGAATAGATGCGGGCAATCTGCTCGATGCAGAACTGCTGGAGCGGCAATAGCTGCATCTGGTCGGGCGAGAACCCGATGGACTTTAGCTCATGCCCAGCAGGCAGCGCCATGATGGAGCGGCCTTCGCGGGCCAGCTTGGCCGTTGTGTTGGCCACATCTTCACTTGCCCGCTGCGCGGCTGCACCGCTCTGGAAAGGACCGGTGATGACCGCCGGAGGAATGCCGCCAGACATGAAGGCCTTGGACCCGTAACGTGCGGCAGCGATAGAAAGTCCGATCACATCTCGATTTGTGAATATCGGGGAACGATTGTCTAGCTGGTTCGCCTTGACCATGAAGGTCAAATCAAGAACCTCTTCGGCACTGTAGACATGCGTGGCCGTTCGGTATGTTTTCGTCGGGAAACCCGCTTCGTCAGTCGTCTCTGATACTGTGATTTCGGAAGGGTCCAACGGTATTAGGTCCGTAACATCACCGCGCCCGTTGCGCACGATCTGGGTGACGGAACGACCACCGGTCAGCACCTGCTCAAAGGCGTATTTGCGCCAACCGAATGAACTCAGATGTGGATTGACTGCTCGATCTATCCAAGCGCCAATGCCGATCGTTACCGGCTCGCGTCCGGTGGCGGTCTTGCGATATACCTCAATCGGAAGCGATGCCAGTGTGCCAGAAATAAAATTCACCGCAGCCCAGATGGCCGGCACGCCTAGCGAATTCTCTATTGTGACGTTGACGCCGGAGGATGACGACAGATCGCCCCAACCCATGATCTGCAAAAAGTCGGCAGCACTGACTGGCGCGCTTGGGTTTTCCAAATTGC